AATAATATAAACTTTATAGGGTTTGAAATAAATAAAGAATACGTTAATACAGCAAATAATAGAATATTAAATATAACATAATAAAAAAATAAATAATTATAATATAAATCATTCGTTTTTAGTAATATATTTATATATAATAATAATAAAATGGAAGAAGACTTATTAAAGAAAATAAAACGACATGATTGTATCAAACTACTCGATGATTATTATAAATCAATCAATAGAAATCCCACACCTAAATACAGTGAGTATTCGTTAGTAGAATTAAAATTATGTTTGAGGATGTTTGATATTAAATTAAAATTACAGGGGATGCCGCCGCTCATAATGTAAAAGACACGATGGCATATTTAGATTATTTCTTGTATTATTGGCACATTTTAGATTATTTCATTGATTTATTGGATTATTTCATATATATATGGATTATTTCACATAATCATTGGATATAATTTATAAATTATTACTCGTATATTACAGAAATAATCTAAATTATATAGATTATTATTATTATTTATAGATTATTTCATATAATTCATTGAAATAATCTAAATCGTGGCAATAATCCGTATATTTTAGCATAAAATTAAATAAATATATATATATTATGGATAAAATACTTAATACGCCTTTAAGTAATAAAGATTTTGAAACCTTTTTAGGGATAAACCCTGATGACATCATTTGTTATAGCGATTTGAAGAAGTATAATAATATTACTGACCTATTGCCTGCGAATAAAACATTTAAAATTATATTGCTTGAATGGGACAAGAACAAAGGACACTTTGTAGGTATAATGAGAGATAATGATAAATATGAATACTTTAACTCATTTGGATACAAATATGATAAGGATTTATTTTTTATCGATAGAATGGTAAGGCGTATGCTCGGGCAAGACACAGCCGAACTTACACGGCTTGGAGGTAATAATATGATATGGAACAAGACTAAATTACAGAGCAAGAACCCTAACATACAGACATGCGGGCGATGGGTTATATTTCGCATTAATTTAATGCGACTTGGTTATACATTGCCCGAGTTTATTGAATACGTAAAAGAAGCAAAGAAAAACAAAGGACTAAAAAATTATGATGAGGTAGTATGCACCTATGTTACATTTGGAAATCATAAACCTATATAAATTAAATATATTATAATTAAAATATATTATAATATATATAATGCCATATCGTATTCGTAAAATTAGAAATCAAGATGCTTATTCGGTTAAGAATGCCGAGACGGGCAAAGTCCATTCGTATCACACTACAAAAAAGAATGCCAAAGCACAACTACGTCTTTTAGAGTCGGTTGGCTCGGGTATGGGCGAAGACATTAACCGTTTTATTTCTTCGTCTTACGAAAAAAAAGGAAAAGAAAAGGTTGGAGATGCTATACTTGATAAGGAATTATCTAATAGAAAAGTTAAGGTATATCATGACCCGAAAAGTAATAAAACTACTACCGTACATAGAGGAACGACAGGAACGATTAGCGATTGGAGCAATAATGCTATATATGCTTTAACAGGTAATAAAGGTTATAAAAAAACCGATAGATACAAGGTAAGCAAAGAAACTCAAAAAAAAGCAATTGCCAAATATGGTAAGGTCGATGAAACTATCGGGCACTCACAGGGCGGCATTATAACTCGGGGATTACACGATGAAGGATTAGCGGGTAAGGTTATTAATGTAAATCCAGCAAGCATGGGCGAGAAAGTCCGCAAGGGCGAAACAGTATATAAATCATCGGGTGATATCGTAAGCGTATTAGTTCCAAAATCTAAAAGTGTAAAGGTTGTTAAAGCCAAATCATGGAATCCAATAACGGAACATTCTTCTCGTATTTTAAAAGGATTAAAATAAATAAATATTTATATATATCTATATGGAAAAATATTATGTAAGTAAAGAACCAAATGAAGATATGATGTATGTTATTATGAGTAAAGACCCGCCAAATCCTGATGACGAGCATTCTTATTTTTTATCAAAAAATAAAGCATTAGAATATATAAATAAAGATAATATAGATGAGGACGGAGATTTAAAAAAACAACGTGGTATATTTAATCCATTTTTTATAGTATATTATGGTAATTTGGGAAGGTCTCGTCAAAAAGAAAATAAAATTACAATAATTGATAGGTCAAATAATACAAGATATAAATATTATTATTATGATTCAATACAGGAAGGTATTGATAAAATGATTAAATTATATAATAAACATTATGCACCTTTAAAAATATCATATAGTTCATTATTAGAATATTTATACGAGCAAATAAAAATAAAAAGAAGAAAACATCCTGAAATAAAAGAACATATAGACGATTTAAAAGAAATTAATAAAATTATTAAAAAAACTCAAAAAGAAATAAAGGATGATAAACCATTACAAACTGATTTATCAAAAAGAAAATCTATTTATTATATTCAAAAGGTCAATAGAAAAGAATTATATAATATTTATTATTATAAAGATGGAGAGATAGTTATAATTGATACACTTGATACGAGGAAAAAAGCAGAAGAAGAAAAAATGAAATTAGATAAAAAAAGAGCGTTGGAATTAGCACCAGCGCCAGCACCAGCGGCAGCACCAGCAGCAGCACCAGCAGCAGAAGAACCAGCACCAGCAAAAGAACGAAAAAAGAAACCGCCGCCACCGAGACCAAAAAAGAAAGCACCAGCAGTAGAAGAACCAGCGCCAGCACCAGCAGCAGAAGAGCCAGCACCAGCAGCAGAAGAAAGAAAAAAGAAACCACCAAACTATACAAAAAAGAAAGAAAAAGAAGAAGCCATGAAATCGTTAAAAACATCAGTATCAGCATCATACGCACCAAAAAATATAGATACATATATTATTCATAAAGAACCAAATGAAATTATGTATTCAATTAAAAGTAAAGATAAAGAAGGAAACATTAAATATATACATTCTTATTATTTAACAAAAGAAAGAGCATTAGAATATATTAAAAATATAGATGAAAAAGGTTTTTTAAAACGTAATATTGAGCCATTTAAACCATTTAACATAATATATTATAGGGGAACATATAATAAAAATAATAAAAATAATGAAAAATATAAATTTACAATTCAATTAAAAGATAAAACAAATAGATATTATTACTTTGATTCAATAGAAGATGTTATAAATAAAATGATTAAATTATATAATAAACATTATGCACCTTTAAAAATATCATACGAATTATTATTAGAAGAATTATATAATGATATACAAAAAAAAATAAAATTTGGCGGTATGTATCCAAAAATATATGAAGATGACTTAAAAGAAATTACAAATATTATTAAAAAATATAATAAAGAAGCGCCAGCGCCAGCGCCAGCAGCAGCGCCAAAACCAGCACCAGTATCGACATTATCAATTCGTAAGAAAAAGAATGAAAAATATTATAATGTATTTGATGAGAATACGGGTCATATTTTATTTAGTTTTGATACAAAAGGCGCAGCAGTAGATAAGGTAAAAGAATTAGAATCACCAAAGCTTAATAGTGATTTTATTTCATTTATGGAAAAAATATACAAAGAATCAAAAAAATTAATTGAATCTAATAAAGATAAATTAGAAAAAATACTTATTGATGATGAAAACTTCCCAAATCAATATGAGTTTAGTTTATATAGTTTAGGTTTATTAGCTGAAACAATACAATTTTATAAAAAAAATGAAATAACAGATGAAGCATTAGCGGTATTTATGAAATCATTACCAAAGGTTCATTTACAAAAAATACAAGATTTATTAGCATCAGCACCAAAGCCCGCACCAAAAAAAGAATCTAAACCAAAAATAGCAAAGCCAACCAAACTACAATTTGTAGAAGGTTTCCAAAAATTACCATACGACGAACAAATAGAAATATTAATAAAACAATTAGAAAATTATGAACCCATGCCATATACAAAGACAAAAGAATTATTTAATGACTTGCCGAAATTATTGAGTATGTCGCCATCGAAGGCATTGCCTCAAATACTTAAATATGGTATCACGCCCGACGAATTACGCATATTATATAAAAGTAAAGTGTTTGATTTTTTCCCAACGCCCAATTCATGTCTTGATAAATTATTTAAGCAACTACCCGCAGCATTTAAAAAACATAATACCATGCTTGAAGGCACAGCGGGGCTCGGCAATGTATCTTATTATTTTTATAATAAAGGTTGGGACGTAACCAGCAATGAATATGACCCGCAATTATTTAAAATTATGTCTCGCCTATTACCTAAAAAAATTATTAAAACGAATGATGACTTTTTTAAATTAAAATACTTGGATATAGATATGTTATTTTTGAATCCACCATTTGCCAAATATATATGGGTTAAGTTTTTGTTAGCAGGTATTAAATTATTAAAAGAAAGCACAACAAAATCACAATTGCGAAGTCTTATGTTTATTAGTCCAGCCATGAATAACGCAAAGACCGAGCAATATTTGGATTGGGAATATATCGTTAAACCAAATGGCACTGTACCACGTTCAGCATTTAAAAAATATGTAGAGGAGTTATTAGGACGTAAAGTAGATGTAGATAAAATATTATCGGGAGACGATGATGATTTTAATGAGAACTTTAAAATCTTTTTTGGGACACAATTTGATACTTGCAAAGGATTTGGAGGAACAGGAATGACAGCGGCATTGTCCTTTTTTCAAGTAGAATAATTTATGAATATTAAATATTTAATTATTTAATAATTAATTTAATCAAATATTAAAAACCAAAGTAAAAATAAAAATTAGAAATAAAAATTATATTTTAGGATTTCTTTTAGCAGGATTATTTTTTAAATAATTAATTATTAAATAATTAAATATTTAATTATTCATAAGTTTATTTGTAAAATAAATTATATATATAAAATATATATGGAAGTTTGGAAATCATATAATGAATGCTATGAAGTATCGAGCATGGGCTCTGTACGTAATAAAAAGACTTTAAGGGTTCTTAAACCATGGATTAGTGGTTCAGGATATTATAAATGTCAGGTTGGAAAAAATAGATTAAGAAAACGAGTTAATAGATTAATTGCCGAAGTATTTTTACCGAATGAATATAACTTACCCGTGGTAGACCATATAAACCATATTAGAACTGATAATCGTATTGAAAACTTACGGTGGGTATCTTATAGGGATAATAATTTAAATAGGACGAAGAAATAATAAATTGTATATATATATAATGAGTGGTTCGTATGGAGCATTAAACCAAAAATACAACACATTATATTCGTTATATTTACAATTACAAGAGGATATTAGCGGAGCATCATATACATTACAAGAAGTTTTAGACGCTGGAAATTCAGCAAATGATAAAACTATACAACTAACTAATTCAGGTGGAATTGAGAGCAATTATTCAAGCACATCTTTAAATTTTGCAGATGTTAGTAATAATGCTATAACAACTCTTAATAATACCGCTTTAACATCGTTTAATGCTTCAACTGGTAAAACGTATGCTTTAAGTAGTGATAGTTTAATTATGGGTGGAACAACAGGAGCAAACTATACTACAATGAGTGATGGATTTTTAAACATGACAACGATAGATGGTTCGTATGTCGCATTAACCCCGTTTATGTTAAATTTTAATGGTAGTCAGGGAAGCGAAAATCAGGTATTAACAAAGGATGCTATAACTAATAATCCTGTGTGGGCTAATTTGCCCGTAAGCGAAATACCTGATTTGGCAGAGGTTCTTGATGCTGGGGCGGTTGCAGACCAAGCCATAGATATGTCAGGTAATAATATAAATAATGTTGGTAATATTACCGCTTTAAGTGAAACTAATATGTCGGGACAATTTACATTTAATTTGCCGCCTCATATACCCGACCCGATACTTGGTAATGATGCCGCACCGAAAGGTTATGTCGATAGTCTTGTAGGGCAATACGCAGGCGGATTTAATTTATTTCTTAACTACTCGCAAACTGATGCGAGTTATGCTACATTTAAATCTTTATCTCAAATTGTATCTTCATCCGCTGGCGAAATAATCCCGACAACGATTAATACTGGAATTAATTTTATAGCTCAATTTATTACGCAACCATTAGGAATTGAAGCCATACCAATCGGGCTGTGGGATTTATTCCAATATGGCGCAATTAATGCTATCGCAGGAGACGCACATTATTATTTTGAATTATGGAAAAAAGATGCTTCAAACAATGATTCAATTTTGGGGACATCAGGAATCAGCCCTGATATAAATAGTGCACCGGGTAGCAATCCTACAAGTTATAGCATGGTATTGCCAATCTCAACTGAAATACCTTTGGCATTAACTGACCGACTATATATAATATTATATGTAAATTATAATGGGTCAAGTTCAAAGGATTTATCTTCTTACTTTGAGGGTAATTATTATTCTTTTTTACAAACTTCTCTCAATGCTGGAACTACTCTATTATCAAGTAATAATACATGGACTGGAACAAATAATTTTAGTATTAATCCTACAACCCCAAATGTAATTAGTCCATCGCCAACCGATATTATTAACTACGAGCAAATTACTGATTTAATTGAGCCTACGGTATCTATAATTAATTATTATATTACTCAAACCAATCCTCTTTTTCAGTATCCGCCTCAACCGCCAAGTTCAACTATTATAAATACATACGGTTATTATGGATGGGAATTCATTAATGCTGTTGCTTTAAGAAAAATAGATTGGTTTTTTGCCCCTGACTACGATATGGAAACGCAAGATATATTAGGTTTGTATATGAATTATTTTAATGTTGCTTCAACCTCAAATGATGACTTGCCGTTTATAACTATTTATACAAAACCGCTCGGTTCAGGTGACATTATTCCTGGATTTGCACACAGTTCAATAACTTATATTCCAAATTTTAGTCCTGTTGTCAATAGTCCTTATTGTTCGTTTATGAATATTAGCGGAGACCAACATACGCCGTTCGCATACGGACATCAAATAGAACCTATGATTGTTTCACCCGTAGCGCCAAATCCAAGAGGAACTTACACGCCAACCATGAAAGTATTAGCTATTGCGGTTGGGACAAATTCTGCATCTGCTGTAAATAGCACTAATTTTGTAATGTCAAAAGTTGGAGTTTGTGTTGCTGCTGGTAATAAAGAAAGCGTATTAAATCCGTTTGACGCATCACAAGTAGGTTCATGGGTAGGTACAGCTACAAGTAATCTTAATATGTCGGTTTATTCGATTGACGCTTCCAATAATAATTTATCGGTTGGGACACTTACAAGCACTGGATTAACACTTGGCAAATCAGGAACGATTACTAATATTCAGGGTAATTTAGAAATATCGGGACAATCAGGGGCACTCGGTGAGGTTCTTACGAGTAATGGGGCTGGGTCAGTTCCAACATGGACTACAAGCACTGGCGGATGGGTAGGCACGGCTACAAGCGACCTTAACATGTCTAATTACATTATTACAGCGCCAACCTCATTAAATCTTGGTGAGTCTTCTAAATCCGTTGTCATTAATGGAGCGGTTAATACGCCAAATGCTTTAAATTATGGTTCAGGGGCGAATATTGTTGTAGCTTACGGCGGCGAAACAAATGACTTATATGATACAACAACTACAAATAATATTCAAACTCGTATTAATAATTCAGGTGGAATAATAGAACAAGTATATAACGCTATTATATCGCCTTCTGCAAGTGGAACTGGCGCATTAATATTGCCACTTGTGAAAACAAGACATTCAGTATATATTATTAATGGAAGCGCTTATAATTGGACTATTGCTTCTCAAACTGGCGAGTTTATTATAGGAGGATTAGCGGGGTCAGGCATACCATCCACAAGTTCAATTACTATTAAACCATCGCAAACATTGGGATTCGTTCAAGTAGATGGAGGCATACTTGGAAAGTTTAATATATTTATGAGTGAGGTTTTACAAGGCACTTCGCCTTCATTTTCAGGGGCAACTTGCCCTACTATCGATACTACATCAACTTTGAGTCTTGGAGCAAGCACAGCAACAGGAGTAAATATCGGTAGAACAGGACAGACAACGGATTTATTGGGGAATGTGAGAGTAAATAATTCAAGTGGTAGTTCAGGACAAGTATTGACTTCAACTGGGGCAAGCACTGCCCCTACATGGCAAACGCCTGCTGGCGGTTCTGCTTCATTAGCGGTTGTTAAAACCAATCCTGTTTTACTCACTGTCGCATTTGGAGCAGGAGCGTTTAGAATAGCATATAGTAATAACTTTTTGGACGTTACACCGCCATCATTAACAGCAACTTACTTAATACAATGCCAATTACTTTGTAATAATAATGTTGCCAATACGTCATTTTTTGGTAATTTGGGATACAAAGTCGGCGGAGGAGCACAGACAACCTCTGCCATTTCATTATTTAATAATTTAGCATTCAGTAATGCTGCTAATTCAACTTTTAATCAAACCAATAGTTTATCTCAATGTAATTTAAGTGTGGATAATACTTATAATCAATTATCTTTTTCTTATATTCATACACCAGCAACATTAAGTCTTGTCAGTTATGCTTTTTGGTTAGGGTCATCTATTGGTAACGGCGCAGGAACAGTCTTTTCTATGTCAGTAATACGGATAATTTCTTAATCATTTAATTCACAATGCTTAATCATCTCTCGGTCGATGAAATTTGGCTCAATATAAAGATAGCACATTTCCTTATATTTATACATACAATCAAAAGGCGATAAATCTTTTATCATGGTATTATCGCCATCAAATATATACCACTCGCAATATGTAATAAAATTATTATAATCCGTCTCGTCCTCAAATTCAAGTCCTTCTTCGTAAATAATTTGTGGGATATCCATTTTATAGAATATAATTATATTTTTTATATTATTTTATAAATTATTTATATTTAAATTAATTTTATAATTATGAAATAAATAATATATTCACTTTTTGTTTTCCTAACTAAAAATAAAAAATAGAAAATAAAAAGTAAAAATAGAAAATTCTATTATTCTTTGGATTATAAAAAATGAATATATTAAATCAATAAATAAATAAAATAATAAATATTCATAATTAATTTGTAATAATTGTTAAAGGATTTTTGATTCTATTTTGTAAATTAAATGGACTCTTTGGAGATGTCTTTAATTTATCTATTTGACAATCTAATTGCGAACGTTCTTCCTCTGCACGAACCAAACTTGACTTTTGGAGCAAAACTATATATCTATCGTATATCTCATCCATGAAATCTTCTTGCTTTACTTTTCTTAAATCAATTGGAATAAATAACATTTTGCTAATATCAAGAGCCAATATATGAAACTCTTTTGAAACCATCAGTTCATTTGCGGTATTGGTCGTAAGATTAAGATATAATTTTATAGAACCAAGAATTGCTATTAACATGCTTATACTGCACGTAGTAATGCTTATATTCGCTTGGCTTATAAACGCAGTCGTTCCAACCGAAAATGACGAACTCAACACACTTAAAATAATAGTTGGTACGTCAAACGCATTCATACACGATTTATAAAAGAAAAAACTTGCTGTATGTTTTTGCGCTAATGAGACGCTCTTACGTCTTATTAATTCAAGAAAATCTATGACCTCATGCGACCATTCTTCCATAATATATTATATGTATATATTATGTATGAAATATCGCCGAGAACCTATAAAATTGCGAAAGATTTAGGATTAACCGTATTCCCGAGTGGAAATAAGAAATATAAGATTGAAGTATATGACAAAGACGGATTATTCATGTATTATGGCGGAGACGCAAGATATAATGATTATCATATTTATTTAAGAGATTTTGGAAAGTCCTACGCAAAAGAACGGCAACGCTTATATATGATACGGCATAGACCCGAAATAGAATCAGTAGGTAGTAGAGGCTGGGTCATATATAAGCTTCTTTGGTTTTAGATTAAAATAAATAGATTAAAAATATAATCTAATATTAATCTATATGGATTTGTTCGATGGAAAGGATATCAGCGATAGCAGCAAGAAATTATACACTCATAATTTGGTAAAATTAAATGGTAATGTAATTAAAAATCTAAACTTTTTATTGAAAACGGATGATATATTAAAAAAATTGGAAGCATTAAAACCAAATACTCGGCGCTCTTATTTCATAGCGATTTCGTCGGTTTTGAAAGATAAACCTAAATACAAAAAGGCGTACGATGTGTATTATCCTCATCTTTTGACTATAAACAAGGAATTAAAGAATAATACAACGAAAAGTGAAAAGGCAACGGCTAACTGGATTACGCAAGACGAAGTCAAAGCAAAACAGAAGGAATTGGAAGCAATATTACCACTTAAAAAGAAAACAATAACAAAAGAGCAATATGATGCGCTTTTAAATTTGGTTGTTCTCTCGCTCTATACTTTAAATAGTCCAAGAAGAAATAAAGATTATATTGACATGGTCTATGGTAAAGGCGATGATAAGAAATTAAATTATTTGGACGGCGACAAGTTCATATTTAATAACTACAAGACTGCAAAAACCTATAAAGAACAGATTGTAGATATATCACCCGAATTATTAACCATTTTAAATGTATATAAAAAATATAGACCAAAAGAAAATAATAATTTTTTGGTAATGTATGATGGCGCACCATTAAAGACATCAACTCAAATGACAAGAATGTTAAATAAGATATTTGGCAAGAAAATAGGATGCTCTATGTTAAGGGCAATATTTTTAACTGATAAATACGCTGATGTAGTAAAAGACCTTAAAGAGGATTCGGCGGATATGGGGACTTCATCTAATACAGCAATGAGTAATTATATTAAACAAGATTAATATTTTTCTTATTATAAAAAATATTAATAAATTAAATTAAATATAATTAAAATTAAATATTCATAATTTAATACATACCCGAGAGACGAGAACGAGCACCTGCGCCCGACATCAAGCCGCCAACGGGATTACGCATTGAGTGTCCCGAAAGCATACGACCGCCGACAACTTCGGCTTCCTCTGCGGACGACATAGACGGTTGCTTCTGTGCGTCCATAACGATTTGGCGGGTAAGAATGCCCGTATATACGGAAGATACGCCCTGTGTGGTAGTCATGAGGCCATCATTTAGGCATACAATAACAATTTCGGGGGTAATAGCTGCGCCAAACTGATTAGAACATGTTATCTGCATTTGAAGATTGAAGTTGCCAAGCGAACCGTTAGCCAACCACGATTCAAGCGAAAGGTCAAGAGACGGATTCAATACGAGCAAACTACCTGTGGTAGGAACGAGCGCACCATTTTGAACGCCTCCAACAACCTTATTGACCCATGCTTGACCGCTAAAAGCGCTCCACGACTGCGAACTGCCTGCACGTTTTGAAAGCCTATACAAATCGAATTGGCTGCAAGACGACAACAGCCCCGACTTGTTATTTAAATTAATTGAAACCCCTGTAATAGTTAAAAACGAGTTAGAATCACGAGCGGTTTGAAGATTCATTGGCTTCCTCACGCAAACAAGAAATCGGGATGGAAGCTGATTGAGCTGTAAATTGGATGTCTGTATAGTTGCCGAGCCGCCCGCTGGAATGGCTGCGGTGTTTGCCGCACTGGTTATATAGCGGGGTGCATCAGTGTAGGGCACAACATTTTTAGGATTCAATAAATCTGTCGGCTGCACGGAAAGGAACTTAAAAAGAATCTGCGGGGTAGAAGGCGACGACAAAATGCCAACTGGCGCTGCTGCGGCGAATAACTGACCGCCATTTGCCGCCGAGCCAGGAAGAAGATTATAGTTGTAGCCCACAGGAGCGGAAGTAGACATAAGTTTTTTAAGAGACTGATCGATATTAAGGGTAAAAGTGATATTGTTAATACCCACTAAACCTTGCGCATTGCGGGTCATCTCGCCCCACGTAAACGGTGAGAGAATGAGAGGTTCGCAAACCACAGTCGATATAGTAATTATCCACGAGTCAGCAAGATTGGTAGAAATTGGCGACGCATCAGTTCCGCCTGCGGTAATAGTATGGGCGATTGAAACCGATACAGGGAACGAACCACGAGGAACAATAGAATTATCAAAAGTTCCGTTGTTAAACGAGGACATCGGGTTAGACGAAGCGCCGACAGCATCAGCATATACGCCAAAGTTGGAATCAAGGAACGAAGGAGTCATGCCGTTATATTTTGAAAGATGGCGTGGGTCATTAATAAGAAGCAACTGGGTAAGGACATCCTGCGTGTTAATCGAGCATGTGGTATTATTTATTTGAACTGTTGCTGTTGAAAGCAACGAATTGAGCGGGAACGCCTGCATAGAATCAGTGAGCCCATACTGAAAGGCGTATTCACCTACTGGAACGTTGGAAACGGTCACACGAAAGGTCAAACCTGCCTGAATTAAAATATCTCGGCCTAATACTATGTTTTCGCTCGGTACTTGCACGGAAAAGGTCAATTGCGAGTTAGAAGGCGACTGCGCCGTGAATGGCTGGTAGGTAGTGGATGCTGCGCCGCTGACAACGCCATAATCAAGGCTCGGCGTAATATCACGAATAGTAGCATCTTTAATTAGGGTAGTCTTAAACTCGGTCATTATATATATTAGTAAATATAAAAAAATATTTAAAAATACTAATTAAAAGAAATTGCTAAAATTATGATTTTACGAGGTCTTTTTTAATGAATGCTAATTTCATTGTGACACTGCCGCCACTGTTTAGCGTAAATGGTATCAATTGACCTGTCCTCAATCTATAAAATATACTTAAATCAAAGCTATTAAGAGGTTGATTGCCGTATAAAGTGGTATATCTATATTGTGTCGGTACATAGGTCAGCGATGGCTTGAATAAACCCGAATCACTTGTAATGTCAGTAATAATATTTGATACCGATGAATTATTGCCCTGAACCCCTACAATTTGGTTTTCATTAAATACCTGCGGACTTGACACGTTAGATGGATTAATAGGTAATGTATTGGAACAAAAGACTATCGCCGTAATTGCCGACCATGCTTCGGTTGTCGGGTATTCCTGATATAAAACAATAGCGTTATATATGTCAGTTGGGTCGAGCGGATTGACGATAGATTGAAAATTAATGCCCCCAAAATCTACAATGGTTAACTGAAAGTTTTTGCCATCTAATACATTTTCATACCCGAGATAGATTGAAGGAAACCCACTAAAAAGCGTAAATAATGGAGCATTCATATATATATTTATAGGTTGGTAATTGCTTGGATTAGGATTTGGAACATTTAATTCATATATGCTAGTTTCAGCATACAATACGCCAGCGTTACTCGTGCTGTCCCAATTAATTAAAGGGGCATGCGGAGTATCTAAACCAAACGGCGAAGGACTGCCGCCCGCTGCTATTTGAACGAGCAAGTCTGCTAAACATTCTTGGAAAGCGACATATATTCTATAACAAAAATAAGAATATGAATATAAATTATAATAGCCGCTTTCATTTGACTGCAACCCATTAAGGGTTTGCGATGGCGCTAATGGAACGGATGCGGACTTGTCCTGCGCTACCCATCTAATATAAGTCTGCTGCGTATAAGTGCGAGGTATAGTTAAATCAGTCCATTGAAGAGTAACCGAATAAATTGTTAAATCACGGTCTGCCTGATTAGGTTGTATGGATACAATACTTATCGGGGCTGTTCCCGTATCGATAGTAAATCGGTAGATTGAAAGGTAATATTCCTCGGGGCAAAGAATGAACGGCATGGTTCGTTGCTCTTGATAATAGAAGGTTGCGGGCTTGCTTGTAGTAGATTGAAAATTGGTTGTAAGTAAATCAAAGTATATTTGGTCGGGATTTGAAGCATTTTTTACAAGATTTAATTGACTCATATGATATATATATATATTTAATTTTATTATATTTACATATATTAATGGACGTATACGTAAATGCGATTAGAGAATATGCGGCAAAACATAACATCTCTTATATGTGTGCTAAATCACATCCTGGATTTAAGGCATTATGGAAAGCATACAAAGTGCCTAAAAAAGCGCCTAAAATGATATCTACTAAACCAAATGCCGTATATGATAGTAGAGCAATTTTACAGGATACAGACCAAATCAAATACACTAATTGGGAACAGTTTAAAAAAGATTATTATGATGCGGTAGAAGAAGAAAGATTGAATATAGCATTGTTAAATGGAAATCTTAAATATTCAATTGGCGATTTAAATTACAAACTAACTATACCACAAAAAAAACGACTTGCTAAAAAAAGAAGCATGGCAAGAGAAAATGTTTTGGATGTATCTTTATAATTATTTATTTTATTAATTATTAAATATATAATTTATTCACTTTTTGTTTTCCAAGGTATAATAGAATTTTCTATTTTTACTTTTACTTTTTCATTTTTTATTTTTACTTTACTTTTTAGAAAATGAATATATTATTTATTTCATAATTATAAAATAAATAATTCACAAATAAAATAAAGATAATTAATAGATATTTATAAATGTCCTATTATCAATTAAATAAGGAATGGTTCAAAGAATATTATAAAGCATACTATATTAAGCATCGCCAAGAGCAAATAGATAAGGCTACCATTTGGAATGCCAAGCATCCCGATCGACACGCCATAGCATGCCATAAATATTTAATGGCAAATAAAAAATTAATATATAGTAAGCAGCGAATAAAAAATATTTATAAAAAGGTTATGCGTGAATTATTAAATGAATTAAATAAATGAATTAAATAATTATACTATATATATATAAATGGACGCATATATAAAAAATTGGCGTGAAACTAATGCAGAACATATTAGTCAATATAATAAAAAATGGTATGCCGAACATAAAGAAAAAATGAAAGCAAGCATCCTATTGCCTGTTGTATGTGAGTGTGGATTTCATACCGCAAAATGTAATTTAAAGCGGCATCAAAAATCCAAAAATCATATAAAAAAAATGGGAAAGATTTAGAAGGATTTATTTTAATTATGAATGAATTAAAATGAATTAAAGAATTAATTATATAATCATATATTAAATGGAATATATAAGTTTTAGTTTTGATAAAATTATAACCTATACAAAAAATAATACTGAAAAGAAAAAATATATTGGATTACCTACTGATTGGTCTAAATTAACAAAATCAAGTATTAATCCATTACATAGTGGTCGTGGTATTTTAACTGGAAAAATAAATAATATTACTATAATTGATTTTGATAATGAAGATAGTTTTAATACATTTTGGAGTAATAATAAACATTTAAACATGTATGATTACAAAATGGTTAAAACTCGGCGAGGATATCACATTTATTTTGAATATAATAAAGATTGTATTACTGGTACAGATTGTTTTAATGATTATATCGATATAGACATAAGAAACGATGGCGGCTTTATTACCGCACCGCCAACCCATTATACGTGTTTAGATGGTTCTATTTTTTCGTATGAAGATTTAGGCGGCAATATTTTACCTATGCCAAATGAACTATTATGTAAATTAAAAACCAAACCAAAACAAGAGATAAAAAAAAATGATGAAATTAAAAATGGCATTATTAATGAATTATGCGATATAATTAATATTAAATATATTGATTGTTATAGTGATTGGTTGCGTATTGTTTTTTCATTAGCATCTATAAATAATTATGAATTAGCAAAATCTGTATCCATGAAGTCAATAAAATATGAAGATGAATCCTTTGACCGTGTGTATAGTTCAAATAAAGGATTGTGCACTATTGGAACAATATATTATTATGCGAAATTATCTAATCCAACCGAATATTTAAAAATTATAATCAAATTTAATGAAAAAAATATTGATAATGTAATTAAATCACCAACACAAGAAAATATGGCACGTTGCTTTGTTGAATTATTTGGAGATGATTTTATTTATACAAATGATAAGATATATTATTTTAACGGTATTGTTTGGGAGGAAAGCAAACTTGCTTTACGTCGTAAATTTACAAATGATTTTACTAATTTATTTTTAGACAAGCAGATATTTTATATGAATAAAATGAAATTATATGATGCTGACGGAGATGAATATAAAAATTATAAATTAAAGTGTGATGCTATATATAAAATCATTGTGTCATTACAATCGAATAAAAATATTAAGGATGTCTGTAATGATGCTATTAAACCTTATATTGAAAATAAAAATATTGAGTTTGAAATAAACCCTTATATATTTTGCTTTGAAAATAAAATATTTGATTTACAAAAATGCGATTTTGTATTGCCCTATAAATATGATTACATGACTCTTACAACTGGTTATAATTATACATCACCTACAAGCGAACAAATAAATAAAATGAATAATGTTATTAGTGATATTTTCCCTATTGAAAGCGAACGAGCATTATATTTAATTATATTATCTACTGGTCTTTTTGGCAAGACATTAGAATATTTTACATTAGCAAATGGAACTGGACGCAATGGCAAAGGCTTACTTAATGAACTTGCCATTAAAACATTTGGCAATTATGCGTATACTTGCTCTAATGTTGTATTGATGAATGATTTAAAAGATGGAACTAATCAATCCATAGCAAACATGAATCATAAGCGATTTATTATTTATCGAGAACCCAAAGAAAGCATAAATAGTAAATTAAATAGTTCGGTCATAAAAGAACTCACAGGAGGCAGCGAAATTAACGCACGAGGTATTTATAGTTCTAATACCAAGACTAATCTTAAAGGAACTCATATTGAAGAGTGCAACGCCAAACCTAAAATTGATGGCGAAGTAAATGACGCATTACTTAAACGCATTATCGATATACCATTTAGAACATCATTTACAGCAAATAATAAAGATGAAATTGATAGAGAAAATAATATATTAATGCCTGATTCATCATTTAAAGAGCTTTCATTTCAAAATGATTATAAAATAGCATTATTCCATATATTAATACCCTATTGGAAAATGTATAATGAACACAAGCAAAATATTAATGATTTTATACCTGAAAGTATTAAAAATATTGGAATTAAATATTTACAAGATGGAGATGATATTTTCAGTTGGTTTCAAGAAAATTATATACTAACTGATAACGCCCATGATATAGTCCAATTGAAAGATATATATGACTTATTTAAAGATAGCGAATATTATATGAACCTTTCCAAGTCAGCAAAGCGTGAATTAAATAAAATGAAGTTTTGCGAGAAGTTAAGTAAGAATATCTTTTTGAAGAAATACCATAAAGAGTATGTCTTTTTAAAAAATGATGGTAATAATACTCAAATAAGAAATGTGATAATTAATTATAAACTTAATCAATAAAACATTCCTTAATTCTATGCAAATATGCAAATCTTGCCCTGTTTTTTAGCAAGTCCTCTATATATGGCCTTCTTGGGGACACTTGCTGTTTTTTGGGGCAGGATTTGCATATTTGCATAAACTATTCTCTCTACTTTTTATATACTATGTATATAAATTTTCTCTACTAATTAATAAAAAAATAAACCATATATGGTCTTACGAAGTAATATATTAACATATTATATAATGTTCGATGTAGATTGGGTCAATATAGGGAATGAATTAAAGAAAGTATGCGACCATGAATACAAGTTGTACGCCTTTAAGGAGTTATACCGTCAAATATTAATACATACATAATGTATATGACTTCACAAATACAAGATAAAATAAAAAAACGAGATAAACCTAATGATGTTTTTTATACCCCATTAGGTTTAGTAAGATTTCATTTAAACTTTATAAAAGAATATGTAGAAAAAGATGACCTTGTATTAGACCCTTTTTTTGGTTCAGGTAATTATTATAATACTTATCCTGAAATATTCAAAAATAATACATTTGACTATACAGAAATAGAATTACAAAAAGATTTTTTTGAATACAATAAAGATGTAAATGTTATTGCGAGTAATCCACCATATTCTATATTGGATAAAGTATTAGAGAAATCAGTTTCATTAAATCCACATACAATTTCTTATTTAATAGGACATAATAATTTTACTTGTAAAAGAATAAAATACATGAATGATAAAGGTTATTTTTTAGATAAAATGTTTTTTACAAAAGTATATAAATGGTTTGGTATGAGTTTAATAGTGGTTTTTACAAAAAAAGCAATAAAAAACTGTATTGAGTTTGACCGTAATGTTTGGTATTAAAAATATAATTTAATACATACATAATATAATGGATGAAGTATATTATTTTCATCAAACCCCAAAAGATTTAGCAAAACATTTAATCCAACATATAGATTTTAGCGATAATGATTTAGTGCTTGAACCATTTAGGGGTGAAGGTGCTTTTTATGATAATCTACCTGATAATGTTATTAAAGATTGGTGCGAGATTACGCAAGGGCGAGATTATAAGGACTATGATAAAAAAATAGATTGGGCTATAAGTAATCCGCCATTTAGATTAGATACAGATGGTAAGCGTGTCAATTCATTTTATTTTTTAATAAATTATTACGCTGAACGAGTCAATAAAGGTATTGCTTTTTTAGCTAATGACGCATGCTTTAATACGCTCACGCCAAAACGATTAAAAGAACTGCACGAAAAACATAATTTATACATCCACAATATCATTGTATGTAATGTTAAAAAATGGCGTGGTCGATACTTCTTCCTTGTATTCAAGAAAGGTATTAATCCTTTTTATAGGTATATAGAAGGCTCATTCTAATTATGATTTATTTATTTATTAATTATTAATTAAATAATATATTCATTTTCTAAAAAGGAAAGTAAAAATAAAAAGTAGAAAATAAAAAGTAAAAGTAGAAAATTCTATTATACCTTATAAAAAAAAAAGTGAATAAATTATATATTTAATAATTAATAAAATAAATCATAAATATATATTACCGAGAGATGCTGCCGCTCATAATACAAAAGACACGATAGCATATTATATACATTAGGAAAATGAATTAAAGAATACGCCTATGTATATATGTATATGGCGACCTTCTCGCAAAGTCTTATTAAAACTGAAAAATCGTTTTTGAATATGTATTCATGTGAGGAATATACTGAATTAATTGAAAAATGCGTAGAAGAAATCAAAGATGAATTATTGCATAAACCTCAATTAAAAATGTATGGTAAAATCGTTCATCAACAACGAGATATAGGATTTTTCAGTGATACATCGATTGGGTATTATTATTCAGGTCAATTAGCAAAATCTAAACCATTACAAACCAATTCATCTAAATTAATGAATTTGATTAATGAACGTTTTAATACAAATTATAATGGTATTTTAGTAAATCGGTATGAAGATGGTAATAATTATATAAGCGACCATAGCGACGATGAGAAAAATTTAGACAAAGGAGGAGTTGTAGCAATTTCACATGGAGCAGTAAGACTATTTCGTATTAAAAATAAATTGACAAAAGAAAAAGTAATAGATATTCCAACAACATCAAATAGCATAATCCACATGGGAGGCGATTTTCAAAAAGAATTTACACATGGAATTCCTATTGAAAAAAAAGTAAAAGGAGTAAGATATTCATTTACATTTCGTAATCATACTATTTAATTACCGAGAGATGCCGCCGCTCATAATACAAAAGACACGATAGCATAAGTATTTGCCATATATATTTAGGGCAAATGAATTAAAGAATAAATATATGTATATATGTATATGGCGACCTTCTCACAAGCTCAAATGAACCAGCAGAAAAAGAAGACTTCGTTTGCGTGGGCGAAGTTTTATGAGGCTCGGTCGAGCACAGCAGACAGCGCAACAATCATGGTTAATATGATAGTCCAAAGCGGCATTCCTCGTAATAATGGAATATTAGAACGCCCAGCATCCTTGCCTGCACACATTACGGCAGAGTTTATGACTATGGCGGAAAAACTCAATGCCGAGCATTCATGCCCTGTATGTCTTGATTTAGTCAATTCTCAAACGATTCATATTACTTGGTGTGGTCACATATTGTGTAAAAGCTGTTTAGAACGATTGCCCGAAAAGAAATGCCCCATGTGTCGTAAGGAAATATAAAAAATAATAAATTACGATTTCTTGATTCAAAAACTTAATAAGTATTTGACATATATACATATTGAAATTGACTTAAAGAATACGCCTATGTATATATGTAAAATGGATGCCCTATCAATCCGTGTTCTATCGCTCATCAGTCAGTTTAGCAAGCCGCTTACTCGCCCTGATTGGCGCAAAGGTTCATACCTTAAACGAGCATGGACTACGTACGAAGGAAGCAACACGTTTCAAACAGAACTCATATTTGAATCGCCGACCTATGATAAGATTTACGAAGAAGTAGAGAACTACACAGGGAATGCTCTATTTGTAAGCGAATACCTACCAACGACCTATATTGACCTATACAAGCATGGTCGCAGAACAAGTGATATCGTCGATGCTGTTATCTTCAAATCTATATAAAAAATAAAATTAAATATAATAATTCAAATACTTTTTAAAATATAATATTTTGATATATTATAAATGAGCGTTCTTAATGGTCTTACGGTTATAAAAACTTTTGTAGAAGGATTAATTGCGGATGCTTTCGTTCCTGTCGATGATGGTCTTGGCGAAGTTGTTGTTGTTGCTGGAACTCGTGCGGCGGATTTACAATTACCAGTTGTTGCTGATGGTGGAGCAGTAGTAGTAAGTGAAATCTTGGTTAATAATGATGATGACCCATTGTTTTTTGAGGTAACGCCATATTCGGTTTGGAACTTGGATTATCGTGCAGGGGCAAACGCTGGAAATGGAGCAGGAACTTATCTTTTTGCGTCTTTGCGTCTTCAAACACAGGGTGGAGCAACCATAGCGGAAAGTATGAAAATATGTGGCGCTGTTCTTCCCGACGGACACAATATCTCTTTTTGGTTTCAGGATAGTTATGTATATACTAATAATACTGCTGATAGTGTATTTCTTACTCTTTCGTTTCCTCATACTGGAAATAGTCTTGTATTTGATATGTATGGAACTTATCCTCGTATTGTAGGAACAAAACTTTATAACATTCCAAATTAAATAATTATAATATAAATAATTTTAATTTAAGCATAATTATAATATTAGGATATATTATAAGTATGAATAATAAACAAGATTTACTTAATTCTATTATAGAAAATGAACGAAAGATAAAAGGATTATTACCTCATTATCCCGAGCAGCATGGCAACCGTGATCGAACAGGTAAATTACTTTCTAACGAAGAAATAGAACAATTAAAACGTATTAGAGAAAAACTTATTCCAAAAAATATAGTATTAGGAGCAATCCCAAAAAATGTTTTAGAACCAAAAAAGAGGCGAGGACGACCCATAGTAGAAGGCTCATTAAGGCAGCAAAAATTGGCATCACCTATTGTTCCAAAAAAGCGTGGCCGACCACCAAATAAAGTTATTATGGAGGAAACCAAAGAGGAAACAAAACAAGAAGAAACAAAAGAAGATTTAGCACCAAAACGAAAGCGAGGACGACCAATTGTAGAAGGTTCAAAACGACAGCAAAAATTAGCAGTGGTTGAACCAAAGAAACGAGGACGACCAGCAGGACAGCAAAATAAACCATCATTGAAAAAGGTAGGACGACCGAGTAAATGCTCGTCAGTCATGCCAAAAAATAATGAACTAACAAAAAATATTTTTAGCAAGCCTGTTATAGAGTGGGTAGATATAGACAAAAAACATAAATTAACATCTACACAATATGTAAATCCATTATTGTTGAAATATTCTAAAATGAATATCTCATTATTTTTTGATATAATGAATACATTAACAAAGCAGCGTTTAGCATCACGTATTAAGGGCGATATAAAAAAGAATCCAACAAAAGATAATTTATATTTAATTTATAGAAAAATATGTGAGTTTGCTATATTTTATGGATTCACGACAGCGTTTGAGATAGAACAAAGTTTAATTACTCGTATTGTAGGCGATTTACAAGATAAACCGAAGGAATTAAAAAGATTTTTGTCATTTCTTAAAAAGAACTGCATAGGCAAGCAGTCGAGCGAACCTAAAAAATCATCCAAAGAGAAGAACGATAAAAATAAAGTTTATCCATTACAAAAATTAACCAGTTATGATGAAGTTGTATTTGAAAATAAATTATTAAAGGATAGAACTATTGATGAGATTTTTAAAGATGTATTTGTTGGAAAAAACGCATCAATACGCATGAATAATGATAAAATAGAAGTAGTTGATTTTGAAACAGATGAAGACGGTAAAGCCTTGGAAACTAAAATATGGCAGTATAAAAAAACTAAACCATTATTAACAAGATTAGTAAAACGTATTATAGATGCGGTCAAAGACGTAGTAGATGACGAAACATATAAATTATTTATAAAAGATTATAATGAAGACCCGCAGTCAGTATTTGATTTAATATTAGAGCGCATACCTGAATTAAAAAATTAAATGTGAATATTATATTAATATTAATTTTTAAAATAAAATATTTTGTAATATTATATGCCAGTAGACACACAATATAACCGCAGGTTGGCAGAAATTCTACAAAACTATAATGAGATAAATGCACGTGTTAATCAGCCGACCAACATGGCAACTGAACTACGAGTCGGTGGAACTCGCCCCCGTAATTATATTTTACAAGAAGGTCATAACGCTTCTTGGAATGGAGCGGATATGTATGATGATTATTCTTTGCCAATGGCAATGCGTACAGAGTATAGCGATTCTGTCGAAGGCGACCCAAGACGTATTATTGGCGGCGTAAATAGGATGCGTAAAGCCAAAAAATGGACTGACTATTCAGTTGATACGATTGAAAAAGGTTTGGGGTTAGCATCAAGGGCGCAAAATATGTTCGGTGGTGTGTCTCGTAGCAAGAAGGCCAAAAAATGGACTGACTATTCCGTTGACACGATTGAAAAAGGTTTGGGGTTAGCATCAAAAGCACAAAATATGTTCGGCGGTGTCTCACGTAGCAAGAAGGCCAAAAAATGGACTGACTATTCCGTTGACACGATTGAAAAAGGATTGGGGTTAGCATCAAAGGCACAAAACATGTTCGGTGGTGTGTCTCGTAGCAAGAAGGCCAAAAAATGGACTGACTATTCCGTTGACACAATTGAGAAAGGTTTGGGGTTAGCATCAAAGGCGCAAAATATGTTCGGCGGACGCA